ATGAGCAGCCACGAGCAGAAGACCGACCGACAGCCGATCATCCTCACCGCCGATACGCGGTGCGAAAGACTGCAAAAGCAGCGAGAGCGGGCGACGGCGACAATCACCGATCTTCTCGACCAGATCGAGGAGGCACAGGACAGGATCCGCCGAGGGGACATCGACCGGAAGTCCGAGGCCGCAAAGGTTCTCGGGGAACTGAAGTACTGGCTGCGTGCAGCCCGGGAAACGGAGTTGGAACTTGAAGCGATCATCAGAAAGGAAGAGGGGATCGTCGACGCCTACGCGATCGATCTCGAGGCAGCCCGACTTGCGGTCGGGTGCCGTCTGGATAGCCTCCGGGCCTGCTGTGCTGAAGGAGAGGTTTCTGGATGAAATGACGGAGGGGGAGCGCCTTGCGCTCCCCTACCTGTTCGAGTTCTGGGCGCATCCGCACCAGTTGCCGCCCGAGGGTGACTGGCGGACATGGGTGATCCTGGGCGGGCGCGGCGCGGGCAAGACCCGCGCCGGGGCCGAGTGGGTGCGCGCACAGGTGGAAGGGGCCAAGCCGCTGGATGCCGGGCGCTGCCGCCGAATCGCGCTGATCGGCGAGACCTACGACCAGGCGCGCGAGGTGATGATCTACGGCGAGAGCGGGATCCTGTCCTGCTCGCCGCCCGACCGCAAGCCGCGCCACAACGCGACCCGGCGCACGCTGGTCTGGCCGAACGGCGCCGAGGCGGTGCTGTTCTCGGCGCAGGACCCGGAGGCGCTGCGCGGGCCGCAGTTCGACGGCGCCTGGGTGGACGAGTTCGCCAAGTGGAAGCGGGCGCGCGATGTCTGGGACATGTTGCAGTTCGGCCTGCGTCTGGGGGCGTCGCCGCGGGTCTGCGTGACGACGACGCCGCGCAACGTGAACGTTCTGAAGGAGCTCATGGAGCTGCCGTCGACGGTGTCGACCCATGCGAAGACCGAGGCGAACCGGGCGCATCTGGCCAAGTCCTTCCTCGAGGAGGTGCGGGCGCGCTACGCCGGCAGCTCGCTGGGGCGGCAGGAACTGGACGGCGTGTTGCTGGAGCAGGTCGACGGGGCGCTGTGGACGCGGGCGATGTTCGATACGGGGCGGTCGGGGCGGGTGCCGGATCTGGACCGCATCGTGGTCGCGGTCGATCCGCCGGCGGGCGGGGGCAAACGTTCGGACGCCTGCGGGATCGTGGTGGCGGGGATCGTCGAGGCCGAGGACCCGCGCGAGCGTCGGGTCTACGTGCTGGAGGATGCCTCGGTTCAGGGGCTGGGGCCGACCGGCTGGGCGACGGCGGCGGTCCGCGCGGCGGAACGCTGGCAGGCGGACCGGGTGGTGGCGGAGGTCAACCAGGGCGGCGCCATGGTCGAGGCGACCCTGCGCCAGATCGCGCCGGACCTGCCGTTCAAGGCGGTCCACGCGACGCGGGGCAAGACTCTGCGGGCGGAGCCGGTGGCGGCGCTCTACGAGCAGGGGCGGGTGTTCCACGGCCGCGGACTGGAGGCGCTGGAGGCGCAGATGTGCCTGATGACGCCGCAGGGCTACGAAGGCTCCGGCAGCCCGGACCGGGTGGACGCGCTGGTCTGGGCGCTGACCGAGCTGATGCTGGGCGTGCGCCCGGCGCGGCGGGTGCCGCAGATGCGGGTGATCTGACAGCGGGGCATCCCTGTGCATGTCCGGGCGGTGTGCCGCCCGCGCCGCCCCGCTAGCGAGGGGCCAGCCCCTCGCGCTCCCCGGGATACTTCTGGCCAGAAGAAACCTGGAGCGGGGTGTTGCGGCAAGGGCGGGCGGTGCTGTGACGCCGGATTAATCGCCGCTTTCTAGGTTGGCTCATGAGACGTTCGGGACGGGTTTCGGTCCCGGGCAGACGAATGACGGGACAGCCGGGACGCCTGGGGAAAGCCTCGGGTTCTCTCGGACGGTGCGGGCGGGGCCGGAAGCGGCTGCCCGAGGAAAGGAGCGACGAGGCATGGTATTCGATTTTCTGCGGCGGTCCCGGGACACGGAGGGGGCACAGGCGGCACCCGAGGCCAAGGCCTCGGCCACCGGCCGCCTGGTGGCGCATCTGTCGTCGGGGCGCGTGGCCTGGAGCCCGCGTGACACGGTTTCGCTGACCAAGCAGGCCTTTGCCGGCAATCCGGTGGGCTTTCGCGCGGTCAAGCTGATCGCGGAGGCGGCGGCGGCGCTGCCGCTGGTGTTGCAGGACGAGGGGCAGCGCTATGCGACGCATCCGATCCTGAAGCTGGTGGCGGCGCCGAATCCCGGCCAGGGGCGGGCCGAGCTGTTCGAGGCGCTTTACGGCCAGTTGCTGCTGTCGGGCGACGGCTATGTCGAGGCGGTGGCGGGCGACTCTGGGCTGCCCTTTGAGCTGCACGTGTTGCGCAGCGATCGCATGAGCGTGGTGCCCGGGGCCGATGGCTGGCCGGTGGCCTATGAATACGCGGTGGGCGGGCGCAAGCACCGCTTTCATGCCGGCGGGGAGATCTCGCCGATCTGCCACGTGAAGTCCTTTCACCCGCAGGACGACCACTATGGCCTGTCGCCCTTGCAGGCGGCGGCGCAGGCGGTGGATGTGCACAACGCGGCGTCGCGCTGGTCCAAGGGGCTGCTGGACAACGCGGCGCGACCTTCGGGCGCGATCGTCTGGAAGGGCACCGAGGGGCAGGGGCATCTGAGCCCCGAGCAGTTCGAGCGCCTCCAGGCCGAGATGGAGATGCATCACCAGGGGGCGCGCAATGCCGGACGGCCGATGCTGCTGGAAGGCGGGCTGGACTGGAAACCGATGGGCTTTTCGCCTTCGGACATGGAGTTCCAGAAGACCAAGGAGTCGGCCGCGCGGGAGATCGCGGTTGCCTTTGGCGTGCCGCCGATGATGCTGGGGATCCCCGGCGAGGCGACCTACGCCAACTACGCCGAGGCGCACCGGGCCTTTTACCGCCAGACGGTGCTGCCGCTGGCCACCAAGGTCACGGCGAGCGTCGGGCGCTGGCTGTCGGGCTGGCTGGGCGAGGAGGTGCTGCTGGCGCCCGATCTGGACCAGGTGCCGGCGCTGGCCACCGAGCGCGATGCGCAGTGGAACCGCGTGGCGCTGGCCGATTTCCTGACCCGCGCCGAAAAGCGCCGGCTGCTGGGCCTGCCGGCCGAGATGGAGGAGAGCGAGGGTGACTGAACTCAGATCGAGGCACGAGGCCTTTGCCTGCGCGCCGGGCCTGCGGCTGGAAGCGCACGAGCGGGTGAGCAAGCTGCAGTTCGACGCGCTCACCGACCGGTTCCAGCGTCTGGAGGCGCTGATGGAGCGGTTGGAGCGGCGGCTGTGGCTGACGGTCTACGGCGTCGCCGGGGCGATCCTGGCGGATGTCTTCCAGGGATTGATGAACGCGACGCCCTGAGCGGTGGGCCTGCGAGGAAAGGAACCAGGATGGAATTGGAGCACAAGTTCTGCCGTTTCGACGCCGAGGTGACGGTCGAGGGGCGCAAGATCGAGGGCTATGCCTCGCTCTTTGGCGCCTGCGACCAGGGCGGCGACGTGGTGGCCAAGGGTGCCTATGCGCGGTCGCTGACGCGGCTGGGCACGGAGGGGCGCAAGGTCAAGATGCTGTGGCAGCACGACCCGGCGCAGCCGATCGGCATCTGGGACGAGGTCCGCGAGGACGAGCGCGGCCTCTACGTCAAGGGCCGGCTGCTGGACAGCGTCGAGCGCGGCCGCGAGGCGGCGGCGCTGATCGAGGCGGGCGCGATCGACGGGCTGTCGATCGGTTACCGCACGCTGAAGGCCGCGAAGAACGACAAGGGCCATCGTGTCCTGACGGAACTGGAGCTTTGGGAGGTGTCGCTGGTGACCTTCCCGATGCTGCCCAGTGCGCGGGTGGCGTCCAAGGGCGAGGCCCCGGACGATGCCGCCCTGCGCGATTTGGCGGAGGCCCTGGAGGCCATGCGCCGCAACCTGGCGGGCGGCTGACGCGCGCCACTCATGAGGGAACCAAGGGATGAACAAGACCGAGACCAAGTCTCGGACCGGGGAAGATGTGTCTCCGGTCGCCCGGGTGAGTGCCGCGATGGCGGGACTGATCGGGGACTACAAGGCCCTCGCGGCCGACCTTGAAGAGAAGCTTCAGAAACAGGAAGAGCGACTGACCATGCTTGATCACAAGACCGCCCGGGCGAACCGCCCCGCGCTTTCGACCCGTGTCGAGGTCGAAGTCCCCCACCGCAAGGCGTTTGATGCCTACCTGCGCCACGGCGATGACGACGGCCTGCGCGGCCTCGAGCTGGAAGGCAAGGCGATGTCCACCGCCATCAACTCGGACGGCGGCTACCTGGTCGATCCGCAGACCGCGGACACCATCAAGTCCTCGCTGAGCGGCACCGCGTCGATCCGCAAGGTCGCCAACGTTGTCAACGTCGATTCGACCTCGTACGACGTGCTGATCGACCGCAACGACGCCGGCGCGGGCTGGGCGAACGAGACCTCCGCGACCGCCGAGACCGGCACGCCGACGATCGAGCGCATCTCTATCCCGCTCTACGAGCTGAACGCCATGCCGAAGGTGTCGCAGCGCCTGCTGGACGACAGCGCCTTTGACGTCGACACCTGGCTGGCAGGCCGCATCGCTGACAAGTTCGCGCGCTCCGAGGCCTCCGCCTTTGTCACCGGCAACGGCGTCGACAAGCCGCGCGGCTTTCTGAACCACACCATCGTGGACAACGACAGCTGGACCTGGGGTTCGCTGGGCTCGGTTCCGTCGGGGTCGGGCACAGGGATCGGCGACGGCGACGCGCTGATCGACGTGGTCTATGCGCTGAATGCGCCCTACCGCGCCAAGGCGACCTTTGTGATGAACTCGAAGACCGCCGGCGCGCTGCGCAAGCTCAAGGACGCGGATGGCCGCCACCTGTGGGCCGACGGTTTTGCCTTTGGCGAGCCGGGCCGCCTGCTGGGTTACCCGGTGCTGATTGCCGAGGACATGCCGGACATCGCGGCGGATGCCTATCCGATCGCCTTTGGCGACTTCTCCAGCGGCTACACCATCGCCGAACGTCCGGACCTGCGCGTGCTGCGTGACCCGTTCAGCGCCAAGCCGCACGTGCTGTTCTACGCCTCCAAGCGCGTGGGCGGCGACGTGAGCGACTTTGCGGCCATCAAGCTGCTGCGCATCGCGGTCGGCTGAGGCTGGCGACGAGATGGGGGGCGGGCCTTCGGGCCCGTCTCTCCAAGGGCGCGCGCCTGTCCAAGTTGTCCAGCCAAACCCCTCCGCCAGTGCAGCCTGGGCGGCGCGCGCCCACCCCCCGGCGGACCTGGGATGGTCGAGGATTTCGGAGAAAAGACATGATGTTGGTGGAAGAAACGCAGGTGCCGGATGCGGCGCTTCCGGTGAACGCCCTGAAGGATCATCTGCTGCTGGGCAGCGGATTTACCGAGGCGGACCTGCAGGACCCGGTGCTGGTGTCCTTTCTGCGGGCGGCGCTGGCCGCCATCGAGGGGCGCACCAGCAAGGCGCTGATCGCCCGGGGGTTCCTGATGACGCTGGACGACTGGACCTCGCCGGAAGGACAGCGGCTGCCGGTGACGCCGGTGCAGTCGATCACCGAGGTGACGCTGGTCGATGCCTACGGGGCGGCCACCACGGTCGATCCTGCCGCCTACCGCCTGAAGAAGGATGCCTTTGATCCGAAGCTGCGGCCGATGGCGACCTACCTGCCCAACGTCCCTTCGGGCGGCTCAGTCGAGGTCCGGTTCGACGCGGGCTATGGCGCGACGTTCGACGCCGTGCCCGAGGATCTCAAGCAGGCGGTGCTGATGCTGGCCGCGCACTACTACGAGTATCGCAGCGACACAGCGCTGAGCCAGGGTTGCATGCCGTTCGGCGTCACCAGCCTGATCGCCCGGTATCGCCCGGTGCGGATGGGGCTGGGCGCATGACACGGCGGCTGAACAGACAACTGGTGCTGGAGTCGCCGCAGCGGGTGAGCGACGGGGCCGGCGGCTATGTCGAGACCTGGACGGCGCTGGGCACGCTCTGGGCCGAGGTCAAGCCACGCACCGGACGGCTGGCCAGCGGCGAGACCGGGGCGGTGTCGGTCGGCGCCTTTCGCATCGTGACGCGCGGCGCGCCGCAAGGTCATTCGAACAGGCCCGAGCCGGGGCAGCGCTTTGTCCTCGGCACCCGGATCTTTCGCATCGAGGCAGTGACCGAGGATGAGCCTGCGGGACTCTACCTGGTTTGCCAGTGCCAGGAGGAGGTGGCGCCATGAGCTATGCGGTTTCAGCAGCGCTTCAGGCGGCGGTGTATGCCCGCCTGCAGGGCGACGCGGCGCTGGGCGCGCTGGTGGGCGCCGACATCTACGACGCGCTGCCGCAGGGCAGCCTGCCGTCGCTCTACGTGGCGCTGGGGCCCGAGACGGCGAAGGACGCCAGCGACACCGGCGGCAACGGCGCCTGGCACCGCTTCCTGGTCTCGGTCGTGACCTCGAAGTCCGGATTCCAGACGGCCAAGGATGCGGCGGCGGCGATCAGCGATGCCCTGCACGGGGCGGACTTGGCGCTGGGCCGCGGGCACCTGGTGGGCCTGTGGTTCGAAAAGGCCAAGGCCGGGCGCGAAAGCCGCGGTCTGCGGCGCATCGATCTGACTTTCCGCGCGCGCGTGGAAGACAACTGACCCTTCAAATCGGAGTAAGAGCCATGGCGGCACAAAACGGCAAAGACCTTCTGATCAAGGTGGATGTGGGCGGGTCGTTCCAGACCCTGGCGGGGCTGCGTGCCACGCGAATCAGCTTCAACGCGGAGCAGGTCGACGTGACCTCGCTGGACTCGACCGGGGGCTGGCGCGAGCTGCTGGCCGGCGCGGGCGTGCGCTCGGCCAGCCTGAGCGGATCGGGCGTGTTCAAGGACGGCGCGACGGATGAACGGGCGCGGCAGATCTTCTTTGACGGCGAGACACCGGCATTCCAGGTCATCATCCCGGATTTCGGCACCGTCGAAGGGCCGTTCCAGGTGACCTCGATCGAATATGCCGGCGCGCACGACGGCGAGGCGACCTACGAGTTGGCGCTCGCCTCGGCCGGGGCCCTGAGCTTTACGGCGGCCTGATGGGCAATCCGTGGCGGGGGGAGGTGGTTCTGGTCGTCGATGGCCAGAGCCACGTGATGCGGCTGACGCTGGGGGCGCTGGCCGAACTGGAGGCGGAGCTTCAGAGCGGGTCGCTTGTCGATCTGGTGCAGCGGTTCGAGGCGGGAAGTTTCAGCACGCGCGACGTTCTGGCGCTGATCGTGGCTGGCTTGCGCGGCGGCGGCTGGACGGGCCGCACGCAGGACCTGCTGGCCGCCGAGATCGACGGCGGTCCAATGGCGGCGGCGCGGGCGGCGGCGGAACTGCTGGCACGAGCCTTCATGCTGCCGGAGACGGCGGATGGCCGGGTTTGACTGGCCGGCGCTGATGCGCGCGGGGATGCGGGGCCTTGGCCTCAAACCCTGGGAATTCTGGGCGCTGACGCCGGCCGAGCTGCAACTGATGCTGGGCGAGGGCGGCGGTGCGCGGCCGATGGGACGCGGGCGGCTGACCGAGTTGATGGCGGCCTTTCCCGACGACATGACACGAGGTGACGGCACATGAGCGAGATGATCGAGGACCTGGAAAGCCAGGTCGAGGCACTGGAAACCTCGCTGGGCGGCGCGGTCGGCATGGCGGCGCAGTTCGACGCCGAGCTGAAGCGCATCCACGAGACGTTTTCGGCGACAGGCCGCGGTGCGGAGAGGCTGGAAGCGACGCTGAGTCGGGGTGTGGCGCGGGCGATCGACGGCGTGGTGCTGGACGGCATGAAACTGTCGGACGCGCTGAAGACGGTCGCCCAGTCGATGATCGACGCGGCGTGGAAGGCGGCGGTGACGCCGGTGGCCAACCATGTGGGCGGGCTGTTGTCCTCTGCCGTGTCGGGGGTTTTTGGCGGGTTTTCCGCCTTTGCCGATGGCGGCAGCTTTTCGCAGGGGCGGGTGATGCCCTTTGCCAATGGCGGGGTGGTCAGCGGGCCGACAACGTTCCCGATGCGCGGCGGCACCGGGCTGATGGGCGAGGCGGGGCCGGAGGCGATCATGCCGCTGACCCGGGGGGCCGACGGCCGGCTGGGGGTGCGCGCCGAGAGCGGGGCGCAGGCGGCGGTGACCGTGGTGATGAACATCTCGACGCCGGATGCGGCCAGTTTCCAGCGCAGCCAGAGCCAGATCGCGGCACGGATGAGCCAGGTCCTGGGCCGCGGCGCACGCAACCGCTGAGGAGGGTGACATGAGCTTTCACGAGGTGAGATTTCCGACCGACCTGAGCTTTGGCTCGGTCGGCGGGCCGGAGCGGCGGACGGACATCGTGGCGCTGACCTCCGGGTTCGAGGAGCGCAACACGCCCTGGGCGCATTCGCGCCGCCGCTATGACGCGGGACTGGGGCTGCGGTCGCTGGACGACGTGGCGGATCTGATCGCCTTTTTCGAGGCGCGGCAGGGGCAGCTGTACGGTTTCCGCTGGAAGGATTGGGCTGACTTCAAGTCCTGCGCGCCGTCGCAGATCCCTGCGGCATCGGACCAGCTGATCGGGACTGGAGACGGAGTCGCGGTGACTTTCCAACTGTCCAAGACCTACGCCTCGGGCGGGGCAAGTTACCTGCGGCCGATCACCAAGCCTGTGGCCGGGTCGGTGCTGATCGCGGTGGGCGGCGTTGCGCAGAGTGAAGGTGCGGGCTTTGCCGTCGATCCGGCGACCGGCGTCGTGACTTTGGATGTGGCGCCGGGCATCGGCGTCGAGGTGCGGGCGGGGTTTGTCTACGACGTACCGGTGCGGTTTGACACCGACCGGATCCATGTCAGCGCGGGCAGCTTCAACGCCGGGCAGGTCCCGGACGTACCGGTGGTGGAGGTTCGGGTCTGATGGGGGCGGCGGAGCTACACGCCCACCTGGCGGGTGGGCTGACGACGGTGGCGCGGGCCTGGGCGGTGACGCGCCGGGACGGGACGCGCCTGGGGTTTACCGACCACGATGGGGACCTGGTGTTTGACACGCTGACCTTCAAGGCGGACAGCGGGTTGACGGCGCGCGCGCTGAGCCAGGCGACAGGGCTGTCGGTGGACAACTCCGAGGCCATGGGGGCGCTGAGCGCTGCGGCGATCTCGGAGACCGACATCGCGGCCGGGCGATACGATGGCGCGGAGGTCGTCTGCTGGCTGGTGAACTGGGCGGACGTGGAGGCGCGCAAGATCCTGTTCCGCGGCACGATCGGCGAGATCCGGCGCGGCGACGGGGCCTTTCACGCCGAACTGCGTGGCCTGACCGAGACGCTGAACCGTCCGGTCGGCCGGGTCTACCAGAAACCGTGCACTGCGGTGCTGGGGGACAAGGATTGCGGGTTTGACCTGACTTCGGGCGGGTATGTCTTCGAAGGGGGATTGGTCGGCGTCGAGGACGACCGGGTTTTGCTGGCGGGTGCCCTGCCGGGCTTTTCCGCGGGCTGGTTCCAGCGCGGCCGTGTGGAGGTTCTGAGCGGTGCGGCGCAAGGGCTGTCCGCTGCGATCAAGCGTGACCAGCTACGCGCCGATGGCACGCGGGTCATCGAGGTCTGGGAGAAGCTGCGCGTCGCGCCCGTGGCCGGCGACCAGGTGCGCTTCACCGCCGGTTGCGACAAGCGTTTTGAGACCTGCCGGTTGAAATTTGGCAACCATCTGAACTTTCGGGGCTTTCCGGACCTGCCCGAAGAGGACTGGATCACCGTGCACCCGAGCCAGGCCAAGCGGCTGGACGGTGGGAGCCGGCGATGAGCCTTGTGGTGGAGGCCGCGCGTGGCTGGATCGGCACGCCCTATGTGCACCAGGCCTCGGTCCGGGGGGCAGGCTGTGATTGCCTCGGCCTCTTGCGCGGGGTCTGGCGCGAGGTGATCGGACCGGAACCCGAGGCGATCCCGGCCTACAGCATGGACTGGTCGGAGCCGCAGGGCGACGAATTGCTCTGGCATGCGGGGCTGCGGCACCTGTCGGCGAAACCGCTGGCGGAGGCGGCCGCGGGTGACGTTCTGCTGTTCCGGATGCGGGACGGGGCGGTGGCCAAACACGTGGGGCTTCTGGCCAGGACAGGCGCCGAGGCGTCCTTCATCCATGCCTACACCGGGCACGGTGTGATCGAAAGCGCGTTGAGCGCGCCCTGGGCGCGTCGGGTCGTGGCCCGATTTGCCTTTCCAACGGAGATTGAGTGATGGCGACGATCCTTCTTTCTGCGGCTGGCGCGGCAATCGGCAGTTCGATCGGCGGCTCTTTCCTGGGTCTGTCGATGACGGCCGTGGGCCGCTTTGTCGGCGCGTCCATTGGGCGGGCATTGGACCAGCGGTTGCTGGGGGCCGGATCCGATGCGGTGGAGACCGGCAAGATCGACCGGTTCCGGCTGACCGGCGCGGGCGAGGGTGCGCCGATCGCGCAAGTCCACGGGCGGATGCGCGTGGGCGGGCACGTGATCTGGGCCACCGAGTTCAAGGAGCGTGTTCGCGAGTCCGGCGGCTCGGGCAAGGGGGCGCCGTCGCAACCCAAGGTGAAGGCCTACAGCTATTCGGTGAGTCTTGCCCTTGCGCTGTGCGAGGGCGAGATCACCGGCGTCAACCGCGTCTGGGCGGACGGGGCAGAGATCGCCGTGGGCGACCTGAACATGCGCGTCTACAGTGGGTCGCAGGACCAACTCCCAGACCCCAAGATTGAGGCGGTCGAGGGCGTCGGGCGGGTGCCGGCCTACCGTGGCACGGCCTATGTGGTGATCGAGGACCTGCGGCTGGAGCGCTTTGGCAACCGGGTGCCGCAGTTTAGTTTCGAGGTCGCGCGGCCGGACCTGGCCCTGGACGAGGTGCCGGCGCTGGTGCAGGGCGTGGCGATGATCCCGGGCACCGGGGAGTACGCACTCGCGACCGAGCCGGTTTACCTGGGTGACATGAGTGAGGTCGCGCCGGGCTTCTTCGGTCTTCCGTCGGCGCCGGGCCGCAGTGTCGTGGCGAACGTGAGCACGCCGTCTGAAGAGCCTGATTTCGTCACCTCCCTGAGGCAGTTGAAGGACGAGGCGCCGAACATCGGTGCGGCCTCTCTGATCGTCAGTTGGTTTGGCGATGACCTGCGCTGCGGGACATGCACGATCCGCCCGAAGGTCGAGCAGGCGCAATACGACGCCAAGGGAATGGCCTGGTCGGTGGCTGGGGTGTCCCGGTCCCAGGCGGAGGTCGTGCCGCAGGAGGCAGGCCGCCCTGTGTACGGCGGGACGCCGACCGACGCATCGGTCATCCAGGCGATCCGGCGGATGCAGGCCGACGGCCTTGCTGTGATGTACTATCCCTTCATCCTGATGGACCAGATGGCGGGCAACGGCCTGCCTGACCCCTGGACCGGCGCGGCGGACCAGCCGGCGCTGCCCTGGCGTGGCCGTATCACGCTGAGCATGGCCCCTGGGCAGCCTGGCTCACCCGACCAGACCGCCGCAGCGGACGCGGAGGTCGCGGCGTTTTTCGGCAGCGCCTCGGCCAGCGATTTCGGCGTGTCCGGCGGAGCGGTCACCTACAGCGGACCCTCGGAGTGGAGCTATCGGCGATTCATCCTGCACCAGGCGGCGCTGTGCGCCGTGGCGGGCGGGGTCGACTCGTTCTGCATCGGATCCGAGATGCGCGGTCTGACCCAGATTCGGGGGGCTGCCGGCTTTGCCGCCGTTGCACAGCTGAAGAGCCTTGCCGCCGAGTGCCGGGCGCTGCTCGGTCCCTCGGTCAAGATCGGCTATGCCGCCGACTGGTCGGAGTATTTCGGCTATCATCCGCAGGACGGCTCGGGTGACCTCTATTTCCACCTCGATCCGCTCTGGGCGGATGCCGAGATCGATTTCATCGGCATCGACAACTACATGCCGCTGTCCGACTGGCGCGATGGCGACAGCCATGCAGATGCCGCCTGGGGCGCGGTCCACGACCTGGGTTACCTGCGCGCCAACATCGAGGGCGGCGAGGGGTATGACTGGTATTATGATTCGGAAGCGGACCGCGCGGCGCAGGTGCGCACGCCGATCAGCGACGGCGCCCATAACGAACCCTGGGTCTGGCGCACCAAGGACATTCGCAACTGGTGGGCCAATGCACACCACGAGCGGATTTCGGGCGTGCGTCAGGCCAGCCCGACCGCGTGGCAGCCCGAGTCCAAGCCGATCTGGTTCACCGAACTGGGCTGCGCGGCGGTCGACAAGGGCACTAACCAGCCCAACAAGTTCCTGGATCCGAAATCCTCGGAATCGCGCCTGCCGCATTTCTCGAACGGGTTGCGCGACGAGGCGATCCAGCGGCAGTACCTGCGCGCGCAACTGGGGTATTGGGGAGAGACCGGCAACAACCCGGCGTCTTCGGTCTACGCGGGGCCGATGCTGGACCTAAGCCGTGCCTTTGTCTGGGCTTGGGACGCGCGACCTTACCCCTGGTTTCCCGGCAACGAGAGCCTGTGGTCGGACGGACCCAACTATCGCCATGGGCACTGGCTGAACGGACGGCTGTCGGGGCGGAGCCTGGCGTCCGTCGTCGCGGAGATATGCCACCGCGTGGGGCTGACGGCGATCGACACCTCCGGCTTGCACGGAGTCGTTCGCGGCTATGTTGTGCCGCAGGTCACCGACGCGCGGCGGGCCTTGCAGCCCTTGATGCTGGCCTATGGCTTTGACGCGATCGAACGCGACGGGACACTGGTCTTTCGGATGCGGCGCGGGTCCGGGGCGGTCGATCTGTCCATGTCCGATCTTGCGGTCAGCGACGAGATCGACGGCGACCTGCAAGAGACCCGAGCGGGTGAGGCCGAGATGGCGGGGCGCGTGCGGGTGCAGTTCGTCCTGGCGGATGCCGATCACCAGGTGGCCGCCGAAGAGGCGGTGTTGCCGGACGAGGCGACGCATTCGGTGTCAGAGACTGACATAGCGCTGGCCCTGACGCGAGGCGAGGGACGGCAGACCGCCGAGCGCTGGCTGTCCGAGGCGCGAGTGGCGCGCGACTCGTTGCGCTTTGCCCTGCCGCCGTCGCGATTGACCTTGGGCGCGGGGGACATCGTGCGGCTGCCTGCGGCCAGCGGGACGACGCTGGCGCGCATCGACCGGGTCGAAGTCATGGAGCGGCAGATCGTCGACGCGGTGCGCATCGAGCCGGATGTCTTCCTGCCGTCGGATATGCCGGAGGACACGGCGCGGCTGCGCCCCTTCACGCCCGCCGTGCCGGTGGCCCCGGTGTTCCTCGACCTGCCTCTGATGAGCGGAGATGAGGTGCCGCATGCACCCCACCTGGCACTGACGGCGGAGCCCTGGCCGGGATCGGTCGCTGTCTACGACGCGGCGCAGGATTCCGGCTATGACCTGAACAGTCTGCTTGCTGCGCAATCGGTGGTCGGCGTGACCGAGACCGACTTGCCGGCGGCGCGGCCCGGGATAGTGGACCATGGCGCGCCGTTGCAAGTCCGGCTGGCGAGCGGGACACTTGCCTCGGTCAGCGACGCGGCCTTGTTGACCGGCGCGAACCTGATGGCGGTCGGTGACGGCAAGCCGGGCAACTGGGAACTGTTCCAGTTCCGGGACGTGACGCTGGTGTCCGACGGGCGCTGGCTGCTGTCGCACCGGTTGCGGGGGCAGGCGGGCAGCGACGGGATCATGCCCCCGGTCTGGCCGGCGGGCTCCTGGGTGGTGCTGATGAACGGCGCGCCGGCGCAGATCGGGCTGAAGGCGGCGCAGCGCGGGCTGGAGCGGCATTACCGCATCGGCCCGGCGAGCCAGGGCTACGACCACGGGTCCTATACCCATCGGGCACTGACCTTCGAGGGCAACGGCCTGCGGCCTTACCGGCCGGCGCATCTGCGCACCACGGTCGAGGGCGGCGACCTTGTCGCGCGCTGGATCCGGCGCACGCGGATTGACGGCGATGGCTGGGACCTGGCGGAGGTCCCGCTGGGCGAGGCAAGCGAGCTTTACCGGGTCGAGGTCCGGCAGGGCGGGACTGTTCTGCGCGAGGCGCTGGTGACCAGTCCGGAATGGACCTATGGCGCCGCGGAACAGAACGCCGACGGGGTCAGCGGCAGCTACGCCATCGCCGTGGCGCAGATGTCGGACCGTTACGGGCCGGGACCCTTCGCAGTGGCCGAGGCGGCTGCGTAATGGACAAGTCAAGCTGCTTTTCGATCGGGATCGAAGGCCTCGCGTCTTTGGAGCATGGTCCAGATGACGGTGACACGGCGCCGCGCGAGGGCGATGAGAGCCTGGTTGTGGTGCTTTCCCTCGCGGCGCTTGCGGTCGTAGAAGGCCTTGGAGAGCGGGTCTCGGGCGGAGACGGCGCAGAAGGCGCTCTGGTAGAAGACGCGTTTGAGGGCCTTGTCTCCGCCATAGGCACGCCGCCAGACTGCGCGCTTGCCGGACTGGCGCTGAACCGGCGCGAGGCCGGCGGCGGACGCCAGCGCATCGGCCGATCTGAAGCGCCGTATGTTGCCGGTGCAGGCAATGAACTCTGCCGCGAGCACCGCCCCCATCCCCGGCAGCGAACGGATGAGGGCGCCGTCAGGGTGGTCGGTCAGAAGGGTCTCGAGGTCGCGGTCGATGCGCGCGATCTTCGCCCTCGCATCGAGGGCCTCGGCGGCCAGTTCCCGGATCAGGTCGGCCGTGGGTGCTTCGCCCGGCACGGCGATCTTCTGGGCATGGGCCGCCTCCAGGGCACGGTCCGCCAGGGCCTGCGTCCCATGCAGATGCGGTGTCTTCTTCAGATGCGCGACGATCCGCGCCTTGCCGGCGTGGCGGATCTCGGCCGGCGTGACATAGCGCGCGAGCAGCGCCAGAGGTCCCTTGCAGGTGATGTCGAGCGCCCGTTCGAGGCCGGGATGAATGCCGCAGAGAAGCCCGCGCAGACGCGCTATGCGCCGTGTCTGGTCCTGGATCAGCTCGCGCCGGCGCCCGACCTTGAGCCGGATCGCGACGATGCTGTCGTCGTCGGGCAGGATCGGCCGAAGATCGCGGGTGCGCACCAGCTCGGCGATGGTGCGGGCGTCGCGCGGGTCGGACTTTCGCTCGCCGCCGGCGAAGCCCTGACTGGCGCGGTTCACCGCGATCCCGGGGGTGTGAACCAGCGCGAAGCCCTCGGCCAGAAGCGTGGCTTCCAGGAAACGGGCGAAGGAGCCCACCACGTCGAGCCCGATCGCCATCTCTTGTCCGAGCCCGCGAAGCTCCGCGACAAAGCCGTCGATCGCCTCCGGGTCGTTCTCGACCGCGCGGTCGAGAACGACCCGGCCCTCGCCATCCACCGCCACCGCCTCCGCCCAATGCGTGACCTTCGCCGCGTCTATGCCGACGCACATCTTCAT